ATCAACACCTACACAGGTGCTACTAAAGCCCTAGCACAAGGTGGTATCTTTGGTGCTGTCGCAGCAGCAGGAGTTGTAGCTTCAGGTCTTGCTTCAATCAGACAGATATATGCTACTAAAATTCCTGATACTACAGGCGGTGGCGGAGGTGGTGGATCAACACCTAGACCGCAGATATCAGCACCTAGTATAACTCCTAGATTATCTCTTAATACTCAGGTATCAGATCTTGGAAATCAGATAACAGAATCATTAGGACAAGCACCATTAAGAGCATATGTGGTGAATCAGGATATCCAGAATGCGGATAAGATGAATAGAAAAATAGAAACAACGGCAACATTCGGTTAATATGAAGTTTTTTGAGTTAGTATTAGATGAGGATAAACTCCTTCATGGTATAGATGCGATAAGCATCGTAGAACATCCTGCTATTGAGGAGGATTTTATCACTATGAGCAAGGATCATAAATTTGAATTTAAGGAGGTAGATCAGGAGAAGAAGATCCTGATGGGAGCAGCGATGATTCCAGAGAAGCCTATCTATAGAGTGGATGGTGATCAGGAATACTATGTATTCTTTACGAAGGAGACAATCCGTAGAGCCTCAGAATTATATCTGATGAATGGTAAGCAGGGAAATGCTACGCTAGAGCATCAGGAGAAGATATCAGGATTATCATTAGTTGAGAGTTGGATCATAGAAGATCCAGAGAAGGATAAGAGTAGAGCCTATGGCTTAGAATATCCTGTGGGCACTTGGATGGTAAGTATGAAGGTCAATAATGAGGATATCTGGAATGAGTATGTCAAAAGTGGGAAGGTTAAAGGATTCAGTATTGAGGGATGGTTCATGCAGCGAGAATCGGCTATTGAGATCAATACAGAATTATCTAGAATTGAATCAGAAGAAGCAGACCACTTGCTCTCACTTTATCTTCTGGGAATAATCAAAGGTTCTGTAAAGAACGATAAGAGATATAAGAATGGGAAGAAGTTGGAAATGGAATCATACAGAGACTATCCTGATTCAGTTTCTAACAATGCGAAGAAGGGAATTGAACTCAATGAGAAGCAAGGCAACAAGTGTGCTACTCAAGTGGGTAAAGTCAGAGCGCAGCAGTTAGCCCAGAAGCAACCTTTATCAGTTGAGACTATAAAGAGAATGTATTCCTATCTAAGTAGAGCGCAGGAGTATTATGATGAGGGAGATACCACATCTTGTGGTTATATCTCGTATATGTTATGGGGTGGATTATCTGCTAGGAGATGGGCAGAGAGTAAATTGAAGGAATTGGATCAGTTATGAAAATAACCCAAAATCTTAATAAATAGTTGTTTAATTAGAAAAGTTCAGAAAAATGAATCTACAAGAAGTATTCAAAAAGATTGAAATGGCTCTTACTCCTCAAGATGCTACACCTGAAGTTCAGGAAGTACAGGAAGAGGTAAAAGTTGAAATGGCTACAATGAAACTCGCAGGAGGTGTTGTAGTTGAGGCAGAATCATTTGAGGCAGGTGAGAATGTATTCTTACTAGGTGAAGATGATGAGAAAGTTGCTGCTCCTGTTGGAGAGCATGAGTTGGAAGATGGTCGTATCCTCGTTATAGTTGAGGAAGGTGTGATCTCTGAGATTCGTGAAGCAGGTGAAACAGAGGAAGTAGTAGAGGAAGTAGTAGAAGAAGAATCTACTGAGATGGCTGAAGAGATGGCTTATGTAACCAAAGAAGAGTTTGGTGCTGCTATTGATGAGATCAAAGAAATGATCGCTGCTATGATGCCTCAAGAAGAAGAGATGGCTTCTGAGGAAGTTAAAGAAGAGGAGAAAGTAGAGATGAGTGCTGATGAAGCACCTGCTGCTAAGAAGGTCGCTGCTGCTCCTGTAGAAAAGAAACAAGATATGGTACAATTCAGCAAGAAGGCTGGAGGCAATACTTTATCTCGTGTGTTAAGTAAATTATCCTAATTTAAATAAAGAAGAAAAATGGCTACAACCACTTCAATTACTACCACTTATGCTGGTGAATTTGCAGGGAAATACATTTCTGCTGCATTATTGAGTGCCGACACTATTGAAGGTGGCGGTATTACTATCAAACCGAATGTAAAGTTCAAAGAGGTTATGAAGACCTTGAGCACAGATGCTATCGTAAAAGATGCAAGTTGTGATTTCTCTGATACTTCTACAATCACTTTGGCTGAGAAGATCCTTCAGCCTGAAGAGTTTCAGGTAAACCTAGAATTGTGTAAGTCTGATTTTGTATCGGATTGGGAAGCAATCTCAATGGGTTACTCTGCATTTGATGAGTTACCTGCAAACTTCGCTGATTTCTTAATCGGTCATGTTGCTGCTAAGGTTGCTCAGAAGACAGAACAAACTATCTGGACAGGTGCTGCTGCAACTGCAGGTGAGTTCAATGGCTTTGGTGCTTTATTGGCTGCTGATGGCGATGTAGTAGATGTTGCAGGTACTTCTGTTACTGCTGCTAATGTTATCACTGAGATGGGTAAAGTAGTTGATGCTATCCCAACATCAGTATATGGTAAGGAAGATCTTTACATCTATGTACCACAGAATGTTGCTCGTGCTTATGTTCGTGCTTTAGGTGGATTCGGTGCTTCAGGTCTAGGTGCTAATGGTGTTGCTTCTCAAGGTACTACTTGGTACAACGGAGGAGATCTAGCCTTTGATGGCGTGAAGATCTTTGTTGCTTCAGGTATGGCTGATAACACTATGGTAGCTGCTCAGAAGTCAAATCTATTTTTTGGCACTGGCTTGTTGGCGGACTCTAACGAAGTTAAGTTGCTGGATATGAGCGATTTAGACGGATCACAAAATGTTCGTGTGGTTATGCGTTACACGGCAGGTGTTCAGATCGGTATTGGTGCTGACATCGTTTACTACGCATAATAAGTAGATTGATTAACTTAAAGGGGCAGGTAGGCTAGTGCTTGTCTGCCCTTTTTTTATACTTTATAGAATATGGCTTGTCTATTAACAAAAGGAAGAAACGAACCCTGTAAGGATGTAGTAGGTGGTATTACTGCCGTTTACTTTGCAGACTTCGGGACATTAGGTGATCCCACCTATGATGGAACAGATACGGATGTGATTGATTCATTTGGAGGTACTCCAACTTGGTTTAAGTTTGAGGTTAAAGGAAACTCTAGCTTTGAGCAAACAATCACTTCTAGTCGTGAGAATGGAACTACCTTCTTTGATCAGGTATTGAATCTTACATTTAAGAAGATGACTAAGCAGACTCACAATGAGTTGAAGCTAATCTCTTATGCAAGACCTCATGTAGTGATAGAGGATAACAACGGCAACAAGTTCCTTATGGGATTAGATTATGGTGCTGATGTTAATGGTGGTACTATCGTTACAGGTGCTGCTATGGGTGATATGTCTGGATATACTTTGACATTGAATGCTCAGGAGAAGATCCCTGCTAGAATCAAAAAAGCCCTTCCATTACGGAGGGGCTTCTTTTTTGGTAGCAAGGCTACCTAAGAGAGATGAACGAGGCAAATATAACCATTATATATGTTTTGGGTTTTATAATTAGATGATTATTATAGAAGAAAATACAACGGCAACTATCAAGATGTACCTCCGAGACTTTACTACGGAGTTATTTAATCTTGAGATTATATCAGAGGATCAAAGAAAGCAAGTAGTAGATGTTACTATCTCTGGTACTTGGGATGACTTTAGAAAGGTGCTTACCTTTACCTATGATGTCTCTGCTCTTGTAGCAGAGAGCTTCTATGTCATTAAGATATGCGAACCAATCACTGATGTTGCTACATACCAACCGAAACTAGCAACCACAGAGAAAACAATGAATAACGAGTTTAAGATTTATGGAGAGTAATTTCAAGTTTGTACAATTATCTAGTTATACTAGCCCTGTTGTAAGTGAGAATGCTAGAAAGGGATGGGTAGAGTATGGAGATGATAATGATTACTTTCAATATCTGATAGATCGGTATAATGGCTCACCTACGAATAATGCAGTAATCTCTGGAGTCATTGATATGATCTTTGGTCAGGGTATTGATGCTACGGATTCGGGTAAGAATACAGAGGGATATCTTCAGTTGAGAAAACTGATTAAGGATTCAGAGCTGAAGAAGGTGATCAATGATTACTATATGCTAGGCAATGGTGCTTTTCAGTTGATCTATAATCAGAATAAGAGTAAGATCGTTGAGGTGTATCATATGCCTGTGGAGACTCTTAGAGCAGAGAAGTGTAATGCAGAGGGAGAGGTTGAAGCATATTACTATGCATATGATTGGAGTGAGGTTAGAAGCAAGAAAGGTGTTGATCGCATTCCTGCTTTTGGCTATGGCACACAAGGAGATAAAGTTGAGATCTTATACTTCAGACCTTATCGCAGTGGTTCTTACTATTATTCCCCTGTTGATTATCAAGGTGCTTTACCTTATGCAGAGTTAGAGGGTGAGGTAGCTAATTACCATATCAATAACATTAAGAATGGTCTTGCTCCTAGCATGATCGTGAACTTCAATAATGGAGTACCTCCAGAGGAGGAAAGAGATAACATTGAATCTCAGATTAAGCAGAAGTGGTCAGGATCTAGTAATGCAGGGAAGTTTATTCTAGCGTTTAATGATTCTTCAGATTCTGCTGCTTCTATTGAGCCTGTTCAGTTATCTGATGCTCATAATCAATATGAATTCCTATCTAGAGAGAGCCAACAGAAGGTTCTAGTAGGTCATAGAATCACTTCTCCTATGTTATTTGGGGTGAAGGATCAGACAGGTCTAGGTAATAATGCTGATGAGATTAAAACGGCATTCACTTTGTTTGACAATAGTGTGATCAGACCTAAGCAGAATCAGGTGATAGATGCTTTAGATGATATCCTAGCTTTCAATAATGTTTCATTGAATCTATACTTCAAGACTCTTGCTCCTTTGGAGTTCACAGAGGTTGAAGATGTAACGGATCAGGAAACGATAGAAGAAGAAACAGGAATCAAGATGGCTGCTGATCCTGAGTTCACGAAAGAGGATGAGAGAGAGTGGTTAGAATACCTCGCTGATAAGGGTGAAGATGTTAATGAAGAGGAGTGGGAATTAACTGCGGTTCATGATGTCTTAGATCCAGATAATGAAGATCAGATCATAGAGGCTATCACTTCTGTGAATATGGCTGCGGTGAGTTCATATGGTGATGCTGAAGAGAGATCTTCAGGAGATGCAGGTATGTTTAAGATTCGTTATAGATATTCAGGATCATTGAGTGCTAATAGTAGAACCTTCTGCGTTGAGATGGTTGGATTATCTGATTCTGGGAAAGTCTATAGAAAAGAGGATATCAATCAGATGAGTTTCTCAGGGGTTAATGGTCAGTTTGCGCCTAAGGGTAGATCAACATATTCTATCTTCAAATACAAGGGAGGAGCGTATTGTCATCACAAATGGCAGCGATTGATTTACACTAGAAAGAGATCAGGAGGTAAATTCTTACCAAAGAGTCAGACAGAGGCTCTAGAGAATGATAAGAGAGTAGCACCTTCACAGGCGGCAGCAGCAGGTGTTCCACAGGGTAAGATTAATCCTAAGGATTATGATACGGCAAATACTCGCCCTATTGATATGCCTAACAGAGGAAAATTGAACTAATATGGCACAGATACTATTTGTCAGCCCTGCTGATGTTATAAAGAGAACAGGAATCAACGGCAATGTTGATCGTGATCAGATGATTCAGTTTATTAAGATTGCTCAGGATATTCATATTCAAGGGATCTTAGGAACTAAGTTGTTCAATAAGATAGCGAGTGATATTAATTCTGATTCTTTGTCTGGGGATTATTTAAGCCTTTTTACGGACTATATTCAGGATATGGTAATCCACTATGCTGCTATAGAGATATTGCCTTACATCCATTTTAAAGTAGCAAATGCAGGCATCTATACGAAGGGATCTGAGAATGGTCAGAGTGTAACGAAGGAGGATCTTGATTATTTAGTCCAGAAGGAAAGAGATATTGCGGAGCATTATGCTCGTAGATTTGTAGATCATATGGCTTTCTATAATTCAAGATATCCAGAGTATAATACATCTTCAGATGATGATATGTACCCTAGCAAGAACCAAAACTTCAATGGATGGGTTTTATAGTAAAGCAGACATACAAGCCGAAACAAGAGAACATTCAGAAACTCAAGCAGTATCTGATGAAAAAACAAAATAAAAAATGAGCTGGGGACAGATATATTGTGAAACCTATTGGGGCAAGAGATCTCAAACTACATTAAACATTCAGAACGAAGCGGCTATTGCTTGTTTTGCACCTGCGAAGGATTATGTAGGGCAGTTCACTACGAGAGTAGAAGGAGATGGTG